CTAAAGAAGAATATGCAGAGATGGTGGCTTAAATGACAGGTAATGAACGTATCCCTTTTGAATCACAATTCAAAACTACAGAAATTTTTAAACGTGAAAGTGCTATTCGTAAAAATGACATCCTAGCATTCAGTGAAACAATGAATGGCTATTTCAATATTGTAACTAATGATGCTTGGCAGTTATGGAATAAAGCCAAAGCCGAGACGGTGCCAGAGGGTTACTGTTTGGTACCGAAAGAGATTCCAGACAGCGTTGTTAGCTGTTTAGAAAATAGTGGATTCCATTGGGGCGATGGGACTCGTGATCATTACACGCCTATTTATTCTTTGATGGTTGAAGTGGCAAGCGAATCGGGAGCTGAGGGATGAGTGAATTATATAGCAGTCAAGCTGTCAAAGATGTTCTTAATGAAAGAGAACGCCAAATTATAAAAGAAGGGTATTTACCTGAATTTGATAATCTCTATGAAGCAAATGAATTGCCACGAGCTGCATCTTGTTACGTTGATCATGTAGTAAGTAGAGGTTGGGTTTATAACAGCAAAGATTTCGGCCCCGAAGTGTATATGGATGAGGATGCTGCAGGATGGTGGCCTTTTGCTGATACTTTCTGGAAACCAAAAAGCCCAAGACAAGATTTGGTTCGTGCAGCCGCTTTATTAATTGCGGAGATTGAGCGTCTTGATCGAGAAGTTAAAGCGGAAAGTAAGGAGGAGTAAATGTTAAAAGATCTGAGAAATCTATCTGATGCAGAGCAACAAGAATATTTGGATCGCTTCATAATGGCTAATGAAGAACAGAAGTTCCCTCAAGAGGTTGTGGCACTTTATTTAGATTGCTCGCCTTGGACATTAGCTAGAATGCGTTGTGATCAATCATCACTGCCTTTCTCGAAAATTGGAAGACGTGTTTCATATAAAAAGAAGGACGTTTTGAAGTATGAGCAAAGCAAGACTGTGCTTAATACAGCACAGCTTGCAACAGTTTAAGGCGGTTAGACCGCCTTTATTTCTTTTAATCTTTCTGCCCATACAGATTGGTAATTAAAGCAATCAATCTTACCTTGATACACCGCTTCAATCATGTTCATTGAAGCTCTTAATTCCTCATCTGGAATTTGAACATAACCACCTGTCACATCAATTCTTGGTTTAGCCGTGTGATTAAGAAGTCTTTTTGTCACATAAATATTAAATCTTAAAAGGTTGCATATAGTGGCAAATGTACGACGGAAATCATACATTGAAACGTAATAGTCAACTTCCTTACCCACTCTATTCAATAATGTATCTACCTTAGTTGCATGCATATTCCACGAAGTAGGCATCTTAGTAGCTGGGAAAACCCAATCGTTTTCTCTTAATAACCAACGTTCACGCAAAATACTGTGTAGATGATCACCAATAGGAAAAGTATGATCTGAACCATTTTTGGTATCTCTAAAAGTTAAGGTACCATTTTTAATATCTACATCAGACCACTTTAAACAACATGCCTCCTGTTTACGGCATCCCGTATACATGCACATCAATACAATATCCCGATGCGTGTTAGACCTAGCAGTATTTTCCAGATTTAACTCATCTTCATAATGAAGCACTGCATTGTAATATTTGTGAATGATGTCTTTATGGAGATGTCTATCCCTACTTTCTATTTTATTCCAACCTCTTGTTACGGAAATAATGTCAACTGGATTACTTTTAAGAATCGGGTTCTCATCTGTTGAATAAAGAACATGAATATACTTCCATAAGGTACCTAAAAGAGATACAGCACCATTTGCTGACGACTCACTTACTTCTGATACCTCAATAAATCGATCCAGTACTTCTTGCTTAGATATCTGGAAAAGCTTTTTGTTGCCCCACCCCAAATATAAATCAAAATACTTACGGTACTGCCTAATTGTTTTTGGTCTAAAGTCATTTCTATCAATATAAATTTGAAGAGCTTCATTCACGGTAATATCTAAAGGATTAGCAACCTTCTTTAATTTGATAGGCTTTTCATATTCATTGTTTGAAATTTTCGCCAGAATCATCTGAGCTTTTGCTCGAGCATTTGTTGCAGGAATATCGGTAGTTTTGCCAATTGTCACTCGATAGAGTTCACCTTCATGCCTCCTTTCAACAATATAGGTTTTACTTTTATTAGTTACCCGAACAGCAAAACCGATCAGTTCTGCATCTCTATATATTTTTTGACCTTTTTCAGTTAATGGAATAGCATCAACAGTAGATTTGTTGAGTTTCATGTCTTAAACCTGTTTTAGCGAACTTTGATTTAACCATGTTTCTCAACAGTCTACAAATAGTCTACAAGCGTTTTTAGTTAACAATAAAATACGTCATTTTATGGTTATAAGTTCTTGTTTTAATTTACTTTAATAAAAATACAAAAACCACAGGTATATTATAAAGGAAGTAGAATCCTGACAGTCTAGCTGTAATTGTTAATGGTTGCATTCGGTTGCTTTATCTTGCATTTTCAAATAGTTAATCATAATTAAAGTTGCATCCGCTTGTACCACAATGCTGTATTTTGCAATTCAACAGTCTACAAATCAGTCTACAAATTTAATTTTCAATTAATTTAAAAAAATTTGTAGACTGCATGCTTTTTAAGCAAAACATATCCAACTTTCAAACCTGAGTAATTCTATCATTTTGAATAGTTTATAAATGAATTATTATCGATTCTTAGTTGATAGTTGTTTTTTATTAAGAATGAGTGAAGAACTTATGAAAGATTGGGTTTACTTCTACATTGAGCATACTATTAAATATGGTAAGCCGTATCGACAAAGAAGGAATTAAATATAAGAAGTGCGGTGTAGTGCTGACCTGTTTAGAGCCAAAGTATGGACATACTTATGATGTGTGCTGAAAAAACAGGAGGTTTTAACTTGGTAAACTAAACACACTCATCAGGAGTTTACCATGAGCAAGAAACACAAGACTTACACCACAGAATTTAAAGCTGAAGCCATCAAATTAATTGAAGCCAATCAAGGCAATGTCTCGGAAACAGCCAGACAACTTAGCATTTCAATGCAAACTCTTTCAAATTGGAATACCAAAGCAAAGGCTGGAACTTTAGCAGGTACAAAACAGTATTCACCTGATCTAAACGCTCTACTCGAAGAAAATAAAAAACTCAAACAACAGCTCAAAATAGCTGAAATGGAACGTGAATTTTTAAAAAAGGCAGCAGCGTACTTTGCCAAAGAAAGTCAGTAAGGTACGCCTATATGAAACAAAAAAGATATTCTTTTCCAATTACCTTAATGGCTCGATTACTTCATGTTTCAGTTTCATGTTTTTATGATTGGCTCAAGAGAGGCGTGAGCAAAAGAACGATTCAACGAAATCAACAGACGATATTGGTGAAAATAGCCCATGAGGAGACAAAGCAGAGCTATGGTTATATTCGATTAACCAAATACTTACAAGCTCAGGGCATAAAAATGAGTATGTACGCTGTACGTCAGATAAAAGCGCTGAACCACCTGTATTGTAAGCGACACAAGCGTTTTAAAAGGACTACGAATAGTGACCATAATCGAGCGATCTATGAAAACCTGCTGGAGCAACAATTCTCAATGACTAGACCAAATCAAGCATGGTCAAGTGATATTACGTACATATGGACTGTTGAAGGATGGCTGTACTTAGCAGCGGTAAAAGACCTTTACACGAAGCAAGTGGTTGGCTATAGCTTAAATGAGCGCATGACAACACAGCTTGTTTGTAATGCGCTAAATATGGCTATTCACAATCAAAAACCAACCAAAGAACTGATTGTGCATTCAGACAGAGGAAGTCAATATTGCAGCCATGAATATCGAAATATACTTGAGCAATATGGTTTTCAAGGTTCAATGAGCAAGCGCGGAGACTGTTACGATAATGCACCGATTGAAAGCTTTTGGGGAATACTGAAAAATGAGTTAGTGCATCATTACAACTATCAAACCAGAGAAGAAGCCAAAGCAGATATTATAAAATACATTGAATTATTTTATAATCATCGAAGAATTCAAAAGGGTTTGGGTTTTAAGACACCAAATCAAATGGCCGAAGACTTTTATAAGTTGGCTGCCTAGAATCTCCCAAGGGAAAGTCTCCTGATAATTCAGCGTATATCATTATGACCTATTAACTGACTTTAAACAAATAGAGAAAAAGGAATGTTTAATGCAGGCTATGGATGGTATCCATAGTAAGTTTGGAAAGAAAAAATTAGGTGTCGGACCATGTTTTGTTCCTGGTCGGAACTGGTCGATGAGTAGAGATAAACTTAGCAGGAATCCTTTTAAGTGGGATGAATTATTAACTATAAAATAAAAAATTAAACTTTTACAAATTCGCCGTTTTCCTGTTTAATAAGTGCATTACCATTTTGATCTAAAACTGGCAAACCTAATTTAGATTGTAGTGAAGGATGTAATAATTTTTGGTCAACTATACCTTCATTAATAGCCTTTAAAAGCATATCTTTTAATTTTCTTTCATTATAAGTTCTGACACTTTCAGATCGTAAGGAAGAAATAATCAATTGAGATACTTTTCCCAATTTTTCATAATTTAAATCAACTAAATCATTATGTAATTTAGACAAAGATTCAATAATTGTATCTCCTTCCGTTACTGCAATCGGCAACCCTAAACTATCTACATCTTCTTTTGAAAAATAAACAATTTGAATTCGATTAAGTCTTTCTAATTTCGTATTGGTAATCAAAGCAAGAATAGCTTTCTCTATTTCAGCATCAGTACAATTTTCAACTGCCCAAACAGATAAAGTATTTTGAGAAGTTTTTAAACAAGTAGTTAAGGCATCGGCTCTGACAAAAGGTATAATTTCTGAATCCAGTGCTTTTTCTGCAATTTCCTCTTCAGAAGGCCATTTTGCTTTACTTATCTTTCTTACAAAAATAGTCATATTAAATTAACTACCTTTATTATCTTCTTCATACAATTCAACCAATTCTTTTCTATAGTCATCAATCCATTTTGGAGTTAACTTAGAGTGCTTCAGTACATTATTATATGATGGAAGCATTAATTTCTCTTGAATTCTTAATGCATATTCTTTGATTTCAGTATCTTTATGATTAAGAACGATAAGAAAATTAGTTAAAAATTGATGATCAATAAAATCAGGAGCAATATTACCTAAAATTTTTAAAATATTAAGAAGAACCTTTGTGTTATCAAAAGAATCAATAATCCATTGGCTAATTTGTTCTTGAACTTCAACTTTACTATGTTTATAAAAGTTGATTAATTCATTTTCAATAGGTGAAACATAATCGACTGGCACATCTTCATATCTCAGAAAATTATCAAATTTATTCTTAAAAATATCAAATTCTCTTTTAATTTGCTTTAAGCTCTCTTCCCCTATCTTTTGTTCTATAACAGTGGGGTCAGTAATACTAACTACGTCTGTATTTAAGTAATCTTTTAAAAAAGACTGTATCTTATCGGTTTGCCAAACCGTTTTTATTGTTTCAATCTCGTACTTAGTGATTATCTTTTTATGATTACCACTTTCATACATAGTATTATTAGATAAATTATTTGAATAGTTCATATAAAAAATCTTACATTGATTCTAAAATAAATTTCTTTGAAGCATTTATAAACTTTACTACATCCTTACTTGTAAATCTAAAAACATCCTTAGTAGATAACGTATTAACATCATAAACACTTGCTAGAGTATTTCGAGAAACTCCTGATTCATGAGTTACATAATCTTTTGAAACAGATAAATTTACCATTTCATTTAGTTCCGCCATAGCAAAACGAGTAACTTTTCTCGATCTATTCTCAATAACATTTCGATCTAATTCTTCTGAAGTACAATACTCGCGTAATGTAACCTCATTATAATCCTCCCTAATAAGAACTAGCCCCAATCTTTTTGATTGTTTATAGTTTATATATGGGGTCAGATCCGAAAACGATTTAAAAAACTTTTCAAATATACTTTCTAATTCCTCTATTTTCTCAAAGGAATTTAAAAATACAAGTGAATCATTTCTAATTTGGTAGGTACATTTTTGATTGCTACTAACCAAATCAATAAATTTAGTTATCTTTTTTGTTTGAGAACCATCCTGAGAATTAATCTCAATTAATTGTTCAGTTATTTCTTTTGGAAACAACAAATGATTTATAGCAAATTCTTTTACTAATTTATCAAGTGTTTCTGGCTTAGATTGAATGGGGGTTAAACCTCCATTTATAACAATTTGTAATTGGAAAACTTGATCGTTCATTGTATTGAAAGCAAAATATAATTAAGTTTTATTTTACAGAATACACTACATCTGAACAATCCCCCCCTAAAATTTAAAGATTATTACCAATCAATCCTATAACTTACCTATAAACTTTTACAACTACCTCACTATACGTCGAAGTAACTGTGCAGTCTTGAGTAGAATGCACAGTAAAATTAGGTACTTCACATTGATACTCGATTAGCAATCCAGCCATAGAAAAATTGTTCTTGGCTTGGATTGCGCTCACAGATTTCAATGTAACGCTGACCTTGCATGATATTAAGTACTCGTACCAAGACTTTCTCGCCTTCTTTCCCGCGTTTGGCCAGATAGGTTTTTAGAGCTCTAAGAGTTTCAGATCCATAAACACCATCAACCTCTAAATCTGCATATCCAGCTTTTCCTTGGTTGTTTAGTAAGTTCAAAGCGCGTTGTAAAAGTGGTTTTGCAAAGCCAGTCCCGCAATTCACACCAGTGTCTAGAAGCTCTTCAGCTACTGCAGAAGAAACTGCATTTACTTGGTCAAATCGTGGAGCTGTCCAATAGTTTTTGCGGTAAATTGCTTTGGCTACATCCAGAGGTAAATCTCGCATATTACCTTTGAATCCATTCGCTCGAGCAACTGCTTCAGTAATTCCATACTTAGTTGCCCCTCCTCGATCAGCTGGGTTATTTACATACCCGCCTTCACGCTTAATGAGTTCGTCAAGATATTGTTCAATGTTCATTTAACTTTTCCTTAGGTAATAAAAAACCGCCCGAAGGCGGCATTAACTGTTTTCAATGTCTTTTCTGGCTTTCTTAAACTCTTTGATCACTTCCACAATCGTTTTACCTTCCTGTTTATCTATGAAGTTAAAAATCCAACGGACCAAAGCCCAACCGGGTAATCCACAAACAAAGAAGAACCCACCTAGAGCAATCATCCCCCATACATCAGTAACCCATTCATGAAG